AACCCGCGTTCCAAAACATCAACAGCAGCGTCATCAACAGTGTTGTCAGACTTTTCTGCCAGTTTACGGAGCAGGTCAACAATAAGGCGCTTCACTTTGTCGCTACCAAGGAACGACATCAATACGGGACGGATAAGAGCGATCATTGTAATAAGGGGGTAGGGTTATCAGGACCAGGGCTTGCCAGATCCAACAGTAGGTGTAGCTTGTTCAGCAAGTTGTACGTCGAGTGCGGCAACAACTTCTGCAACTTTCTCTTCGCCAAGGGCTGCTTTGACCCAGCCAACAACAGTCTCTTCAGTCAAGTCAGCGTAGGGAGTAGTCACATCGCCTTCAAGACCAAGAGAACCATAAGCACCAGCGGAATACACTTCGTCATCAGAACGTGCATCAACGGTGTAGTGAACAGTAGAAACGCGACCGTCAGCAAGAGTTCGGTCGAGGTTAGCGATTTTCCAAGTAATAGTAGACATAATTTGTAAATAAAATTAGGGTGAATTATTCTGCAGCTTCTAGGGCTGCAACTTTGGTTTCTAAAGTTTCAATTCGTTCCTTTGCTTCATTGAGAGCTTGAATTAAAACAGCAACCATTCGACCGTAATCAACGCCAAGCGTTGTCCCAAGCTGTTCATTAAGGGTTTCAGGGTTGTTTCCTGCAATCTCGCCCCATCCCATGTCAGAGACAAGCTCTGGGAATTGAGCCTGAACCTCTTGAGCTAGTAGGCCAATTTCAACATCAGTACCCATCGAACGACGCTGCTGGCTGTTTTCTTTCCAGGTGTATTTAACGGGCTGAATGTTTGCCAGCTTGTCAAGGCAACCAGTCAAGTTTGAGTCAATATCTTTTAAGCGAGAGTCGGAAACAGTAGGAAAGGAAGTTCCAGCTACCGCGCCATTGCCGTAGAAGCTGTAGTAGGAACTGGTGTCGTAATACCCAACAATGCCATAAGTGTTGCTCTGGGTTGAATAGCCCAACATTCCACCAGAGCTATACGATGTGCTTGTATTACTTTGACCGTAAACACCATATTGAACGTTGGTGCCAGTTCCCACTACACCGTAAACACCATAGAAAGAGTTAGCGCCTTGACCTTCGCCAGTAATAGCTTGAGCAATACCTGACCCTTGAACATAGAATTGTGTACCTGTTGCGCCATCAGTGGCGACTCCTATGCGCCCCGAGTCATGGATTATCATCCGTTGAGAGCCGTTTGTTTGAAAGTAAAGCGGGAAGGACCCTTCACTTCCTAAATAGCACTCTTCATCGTCTCCACCTGTTAAATTAAAAGTGGCGCGTGCAGTGCCTGCAGAATTGCCGAGAACGAATCTAGATGCTGTGCCAGAGCTAACGTCAGAAGTAGCAGCAATATCTGAAGCCGAACCAGACTGCGAAACATGTAGCTCAAAAGAGGGTGATGAAGTTCCAATACCAAGGTTTCCTGAGCTATCAATCCGCATCCGCTCGGTGTTATTTGTGGCAAACAGGATGTCTAAACCTTGTTCGTGCCAAACTCGTCCATTTCGGTCTGAGTCCTGCGAAATATAAAAACCGTTGCTTGTTGAATCGTCGTTAGACCACTTAAGTTGTTGCTCTGGGTGAGGGCTTGATGATGATTCTCGCGTAAAGAGCAGGTTTCCGGAGTTATCGATGCGCACCTGCCCGGTGTTGTTGGTAGCAAAGTTAATGTTTGAGTCTGTTGTATTCCAATGAAAAACATTGCCACTGCTATCAACGCCAATCTGATAGCCGGTTGAGCTTGTGTTTCCGCTTGAAATGTTAAAAGCGTCAAATGTATCAGTTGAAGTTGTAGCAAGAGTTAGTTTATGGTTTGGCGACGACGTTCCAATGCCAACATTCCCCGAGTCGTCAATTCGCATCCGCTCGCTACCCGCAAGATCCAGCCGAAGTGCTGAAACACCATCAGAGCCATCATGAACGGCATACAAAATTGCATCATTTGAGCCGCCATTTCGACGACTAAATTGAATCATTGCTTGTGTGTTGCCAGATCCTCCATCTGTAGAATCGCGTAAATGCAATTTAGCGTCAGGCGAGCTTTCATTAATGCCAACGTTGCCCGAGCTGTCGATTCGCATCGCCTCATTTCCACTGCCAGAGTTAAGTGTGACAAAGCGAATAGCTACATCGTTATTACCATTACTTACAGACTTGATTGACGCAAGGTTGCTTGTAGACGACAGCATAATTCCATGCGCCGTTCCAAAAGCATTTTGCGCTGTTGAATGGTCACCGCTAAAAACTGCGGCTCCACGCGCGTCAATAACTTCCTTTGGTCCTGACGCACCAAAACCAACTTTGTCATTTCCTGCATCGACAAACAGCATGTGAGTTTGGCCGTTTGACTCCACGCGGAAGTCAACATCATTGCTGGGGTCGTTAAATACAACCTCAGAGCTGCCAATCTCAAGGCGCTCTGCACCCTCAGTTGCAAAACCAATCTGGTTAGCAGCAGGACTAAAAATGCCAGTATCTGTGTCGTCAGCAAATGCAAGAGCAGGAGAAGAGGCACT